CCTCGGATTGCTCCGCGGATTCCTCGGTTGTCTCGTCTTGTGAAAGATCACCGGATTCATCATCCAGCTTCGCTTCCTCGCTTTTCGCCGGTTGCCCGGTCAGCTCTTCAAGAGCCAGCGAGAGTATATCGTCCTTACCTGCAGCCGGAGCTGCTTTCCCTTCGTCCATGAGTAAACCCTCAAGAAGTGCCAGGCGGTGCGTCCGCCAGTCCGATCAACAACCTCGAGTGCCATGAGGGCACAACTCACCGTTGATGATATTAAGTATAGCGGCTGCTGTACAAAAGTCCAGCACTATTTTTCAAGTGGCGAGTGACGTGTGACGAGTGACGAGAGCCGGATGGATAGAAACGTCCACACTTCACAAGTGATGACAGTTTGTGTTACAAAATGTGCGGTGATTTTGTAACTATTACCGAGCGGGTATGGCGGCGGCAGGTGAACCCTTGCTTCATTTATGGCCGATAGTTCAAACGTGGCTTGAACTACGGCGCGACACCTACTCCAAGCGGGAGGCTTCGGCGCGGCGCTGCTCTAAGGTGTCCCACAGCTCGAGGAGGGCGTTGAGTTGTCCGCTGGCGTGGGCGAGCCAGCCGGGTTCTTTGGCGGTCGCCATGGTGCTGACGAGCAGGGAGGTGTCGGCGATGCGGTCCTGCAGCTCGGTCATCACGGCGAGGAACGCCGGCGGGGCTTGCTCGCGGGAGAAGGCGAGGGCGCCTTTGGGATTGTAGTTGTCGGTGACCTGGTAGCGGTCTGCCGGGATGGTTTTGGTTTTGGTGAACATAAGTGTTTGCTGTTTGCGAATGGCGGATGCAGTCGGTCGTATGGGTTAAGTCGCCAGATGTGACGCTTTACACATGTTTGCCGGGGTTAATTCGTCATTTGTGACGCTTTAGCGGCGATGCACCATGCGCTCGAGCGCCCAGATGGCGGCGACCACATGCGGGCCGCACTCGGTGCAGACCATGCCGAGCTGGAAGTCTTCGCCGTGGATGTCTTGGATACGAAGCGGCTTGGCACAGATGCCGCAGCGCGGGATGTCACTGCCGCGGCGACCGGGGCGCAGGCGGCTGGGCGGGGATGGTGGCGACATGGTCATCAGTAACTTCCTCCTCCGGTTGGTCGCAGGATGTCGCCTTCGACGTTGATGGCATCGGATAGGCAAACGTAACGAAGCAAATCGATGAAGTCTTTGGTTGCTCCCTTTTTACCGTCAGCCGCAGTGTAAGTTTGTAGAGCGTAGATGGCATTTTTGCAGTTCTCGCTGATATACAGCTTCGGCTGGTTGCGGGCGTCCACCGGCTTCTCGGGGTTGTATGACAGGGCGTCATTGATCATGCTGACGCCTTCATCGATGGAATCGCCCGGGGTTGCCGTGAAGAGCATCCCCAAGTCAGCCATCTCATCGATGAGCGTGGTCGGCGATTCCTTTGCCAGCGTGCGGGCGTGGCCGTAGCGACTATCCATCCACCTCTCAAAGATTTCCTCGCCGCCTTCGACGCGCAGGATTTCGTCTTTGTAGCGCTCTAAGCCGAAGCCGAAGTCCTGCTGCGCGGGTCCGGGCTTGCCGTCGAGCTTCTTGCCGTCTGGTAGCGCCCACTCGCCGGCGTAACCCACGCCTTCGATGTATGACGTTTGGTCGGGCCATTCACGGTAGACAACAATGCGGCCAGCGGTGTCGTGGACCGTCCAGATCATGGCCCAGTTTTTGCCGCTCGCCGGATCGACCCAGTGGTAGCGGGTGCCTTGCGGGACATCGCTGTGGCGGATGACGTGGACCTTGGGGTTGAAGAGCGGGAAGCGGCCGCTGATGGCTTTGGTTGGTACGCCGTAAGCGCGGCACAAAATCTTTTCCTTGGTCTCGCTCTGCAGCTCTTTCTTCATCCGCGACCAGCCGGCCCAGGGATTTGACTGCGTGTGGAAGTAGAGGATCGGACGCTGCTTCGGATTAATCTGTTCGATGGGCACCTTGTCATAGCCGGAGATCTCGCCCTTGTCGTTTTTGAGCGGGAGCAGCTCGGCGTCCGTATCGGTGATGGTCTTGGCGCCGCTCAAGTAGTCGGCCACGGTCGGCGACCAGCCTTCGACCGGCGTGAAAGTCACGGCGAGCTTGCCGTTGCGGTCTACGAGGCGGAAACGGAGAGTTTCAAGGACATCAAGCGGGACCAGCTCGTCCGCCCAGGCGAAATCGATCTCGCCGCCCTCGAGCGTGCTCGGATCTTGTGCGTAGTTGCGAAAAATGCAGATCGATTGGTTCGGTGCAACGAATTTTGCCTCAGTAAAGCCACCTTTGACGCTGTAGGTGATGTTTGTGACCTGCCCCTTGCGCGCATTACGCCATTCCGGCGGCATATATTTCCATACGCGGGGCTGCTGAAGTTCAATTGAGTTGGGCGCCGTGGTTTGAAAGCACCAGATGACGGCCCCGGGCTTGGAATACATGGTCTTTATGGCTTCCTTGGCCGCCCATTCCGTCTTTCCGCTGCGGTTTCCGCCCATGACGAGGATTTCGCGGTGCTTTTCGAGGAGTTCGGACGCGCGTTTCCAGACCGGCGGGATGTAGCCATAGCGGAACGGGTCTGATGCCTCGCGGGCGATCAGTTCTTCGCGTGTTTTAAGATATTTCCAGCCTTCGTCCGGCCCCAGTTTCTCGAGCAAGTCGAGATCGACCTGCATGACAGGGTGCGGCGTGGGCTTAAAGCGTTGTGCGTGCTCGTTCACGAAGTAGATCGGGCGCCGGCCGGTGCGTTTGCGCAACGCCAGCTTCCCCAAGCCGTTGGTTAAACCGGCGCGGCGCCCAAATTTTTGATGTCCATCGTGGGATTCTCCAAGACAACGAACTGATCGCTGCGCATGTAGCGCGTCTCGCCGGTGTCCTCGAGGATCACGGCGTAGATGTTGTTGAAATAGGCTCCCTGCGACTCCACATACCACACCGAGCCAAGACCGAGCGGGGTCTTGACGGGAACGGGGCGGGCGAATTCGTGGATCATTGGAGATTTGAAATTTGAGATTTCAGAAAGTGAGGCAGGGCTGGGCGATACCACATTCGGCTGAACCTGGCCGCACAGATGTTATGTCTGCCGCTTTCAGCACCCTGCCAAAAGATGTGCAGGCGCCCCACTCGTCTCGCTCGGTGGAGCTGGGCATCCCGGAGATGGTCCGCGGCGTCACATGAACGCCGGCGAGAACCCGCTTGAGCCTGCAACTTGAAAGTCATTTTGATTGTTTGCGCTTGCGCGCGGCGAAGGCGGCGACGAGGGCGGGCAAATTGTTGCTGGCGCGGTCGCGGCCGACTTCGTTGTAAAGTTTGATAGCCTGCTTGAGCTTGGCCTTGATCTCTGGCGTGTCGGTCGGATGACTCGTCAGGTCGTACATGTCGCGGGGCTTAGTCATAAATGGTTACCCTCCATAGCCCGATTTGAGCCACCGCATAGCCCAACCAAATCAGACTATGCCAGTAGCGGTGCTGGATGAGGCCGAGGTCGATGGCGACAAAGAAATAAATGAAGCCGACCGAGGCGATAAGGGCGCTGGAGGTCATCGGCGCGCTTTGGCGGTCTTGGCGGATGCCCGAAATGCTTTGGCGGTCGGAGCGCCAGCGGAACCGGGTTTGCGCATCTTCTCGCCGCTTCCGGCGGCGATGCGGGCTTTTTTGGCGTGTATGTTGGCGTATAGTCCTGCGGGTTTTTTCATAAATTATTCTTCTTCGTTGTTTCCGTAGCGGATGGCCCAGGCGAACATGCCGCCGTAGGCTGCTAGGGCGCCGAGCACTATGCCTGCGGCGAGGCCGATGAGGATGTAGCCGGCGGCGGTCACTCGTGGACGCGCCTCCACTTGTCTTTCCACATCGACCTCGCCATCGTGGCGGACTTCTCGGCGACTGCTTCTTCGCTCATGTCAGGGCAGACATGGTGGAGCAGCTCATGCAGAACCGTGTCTAGCTCGTCCGCGCCGGATTGGCGGGGATCGATGTAGACTTTGCCGTCGCCCAAGGTCATGCCGTCCGCTTTTTCGCGGCCGAGCTTCTTGCGGACGATGGCGATGGTTCTGCGTGGGGGCATTTAGGCGGCTTTCTTCGCCATGAGCTGGACGTAGTGGAGGTTGAGACGCGCTTGGAAGACCTTCCAGAACGGCTCGGCTGAGAACATCCAAGCGACCTCGAAATCGTCCGGCGACTCCTTGCCGATGCGGACGATGCCGCGGCGCTG